CCAAGTGTAACCATCTCTGTGAAAGAGGAAGAATGGATGGATGTAGGTGCATGGACATATGCTAACTTTGATAAGATGTCTGGCGTATCTTTCTTACCGTATGCTGACCATAGTTATAGACAGGCGCCGTATCAGGATTGTTCCGCATCTGAATATATAGAACTAATGAAAAAGATGCCCAAAGAATATGATTGGTCTCAACTAAGTCAGTATGAAGAAACTGATATGACCGCAGGCAGCCAAGAGTTAGCTTGTTCCGCAGACGGCTGCGAAATAGTCGATCTCGTTGTGTAATGGGAGATATTATGGAAGATACTAAAGAATGGTTTGCTTGTGAACAGTGTGATGGTGAATTTGCTGTCGAAACTGATTGTAGTATGAAGACAGAGTATTGTTGTTTTTGTGGTGAACCACTTGATGTTTTGGAATGGGATGAAGATTATGATACAAATGAACCGGTAGAGATATGAATGAAGACAAGCGTTGCTAAAGCAAAAGGCAGACGATTACAACAATGGATGAGGTCCCTGCTCATTGAAAGATTAGATATACATCCAGAAGATATTGAGAGCAGGCCTATGGGTTCTCAAGGTGAGGACCTTATTATGGCTCGTGCGGCTCGTGAAAAGTTTCCGTTTTCAATTGAGGCAAAGAACCAAGAAAGTTTAAATGTATGGCGAGCTTGGGAGCAAGCAGAAGCTAACTGTGGTAAATACCAACCCCTATTGGTGATAAAGAAAAATAATGTAAAACCCTTAGTTGTCGTTGATGCTGAGACCTTTGTAACTTTGATAATGGAGAATTTTGATGAAAGAATCGATAACACCGATGGATCCGTATAGTGAAGCTGATTTATATAAATCTGGTATATTTGTTTTAATGAGTCAAGTAGATTCCTATACGATGAAAGAAACAGTAGAGTTTATACTAAGACAAAATACAGAAAAGAAAAAACAAAAAAGATTACAAATGTTGGTGTGTAGTGATGGTGGTGATATGAATGCTGCCTTTGCCTTGATTGATATAATGAAAGCTTCTGCTATAGATATACATACAGTTGGTTTAGGAGTTATTGCGAGTGCAGGTCTTTTAATTTTTATGTCAGGTACTCCAGGACATAGAGTGCTTACACCCAATACTTCTATACTATCTCACCAATGGTCGTGGGGTGCTTGGGGAAAAGAGCATGAATTGTTTGCTCAAATGAAAGAGTATCAATTAACAACCGATAGAATGATTAATCATTATAATAAATGTACTGGATTAGATGAAGAAAAGATTAGAAAATTTCTTTTACCCCCCGAAGATGTGTGGTTAGGTGCTAAAGAAGCTAAAAAGTTGGGCATATGTGATTCCGTCAAAACTATCTATTAGTATAAATAGAAGTACGGAGGATAGTCCTAATGATTAGAAACACCAAACTTATGTCTGCTTCTATGAGAGAAGTTAGAATTAGAGAGTCGCATGATTGTGATAAAATTCATCCTCAGATGAATCATTTAGAATGGGTAGCACAAAATAAAGATGCGGCGAATCAAGATAAAGATCCTGTTGGTGCACAGCATGAAGAAGTATTGGTGGAAGATATGTCATTAGCTCCTAAAGGTAAAGGACGTAAGGCAGCAAAGGCTTTATATAAAGAAGATGAGAAAGAAGAAACAGAGTGGGCAAAGTCCAAGAAACAAGATAGAGAAGCCCAGAAACGTAGTGAGAAACAACACGACGAAAGAGAGGCACGATATCAACGTCAAAAAGCATCTGCTAAGAAAGAAGAAGTAGAAGAAGGTAATCTTCCACCACATCTGGCTAAGTTTTTTGATAAGAAAGGAAATTTAAACCCAGATGCGGCGAAACGTATGGCTGCAGGTAAAGTTAAGCGAAAAAGTAAAGATGTAACCCCTAAAGGTTATGGTCCTAATGAAGAAGTAGAAGTTGATATCGTTGAAGTGCTTCGTGGAACAACCGGTTACCTTAAAAAGAAAGGTAACCCTAATTACAATAAACATAAGGCACAAAAGAAAGCTGCAAAGGCTGATGCTACTGGTAAGTATAGACCCAACTCCAAAGATGCCCCCCTAAATCAACATGCCAAAGGAACTGGTTGGAATCGTTTTGGAGAAGTAGGAGAGACATTAGGTCTTGGTGGTTGGAAAGGTTCTGGTATGGAGAAGATGCCTCCAGTTGATAAGAAGACAGGCAAGTATGTAACAGGCAAGACTAAAATCATCCGACTTCCTAAGAAAGAAGAAGTAGAAGTTGATGAACAAGAAATGATGCAGTTGAAGCATAAGAAGTCTGGTCAAGTAATGCGAATGGCTAATAAGGTTTATCAAAAACAAGCACACACACAACGCAAGAGAGGTTGGGTGCCAGATACTAAACAACCACACATGAGAGGTGGCAGTGCTCTACAACATTCATATGAACCAGAAGGTGATACAGAGTTACAAGAGATGGATTTTAAAGTGAAGATAAAGGGTTTACCTATATTCTATGTACCAGGTAGAAGTGTTGGAGAAATCCGTGCTCATATGCGTAAGAATTTAAAGAGACCTCAAGATGTTGAGTGGGTAGAACGTACTACTGTTGCTCAAAAAAAGAAAGACTTCCGATTAAGAGCCCAAGATAAAGATTCTGGTTGACATTAATTGTAACATGTGATAGGATGGTGTAATAAGGAGATATATTATGGCAGTGAAGAAGAAATATAAAACGGAGTCTTTTGAATCTATGATGAAAAGATTTAAAAAGAATGTTGAAAAACGTGATTTGATTAATGAAGTTAAAAGACGAGAACACTATATCAAATCCAGTACTAAAACCAAATTAGCTAAAGAAATTGCTAAGAAACGTGAGAAGAGAAGGCAGGAGGATCAAAACGTAAATCGCTCTGCCTAATGAGTTAATGGAAATTAAGGTCCACATATATAATGAATATGATGAATATGCTTTGAAAATACTTAAACTACTAACAGATAATAAGTTAGAGTTTACTTGTCAAACATATTCAATAGATGAAGTGGAAAAATTTAAAAAATTACCACAGGTTGTGATTGATGACGACCGAGTGGGTGGATATTATGATGTTGTTGAGTACCTTATAAATAAAAAAATTATAAATTATGAAGGTACCTCATGTCCGATTCCCAACAAGTAGATAAAATGGCTAAAGTCCGTGCGGCTAAGAAGCCTCCGGTCTATAAGAACATTCATTCCGATGTTAAAGATTTACCTGATGACCATAGTTTAAGTGTCAAAAATGTTAAAGATTGGGAAAAACATAATAAAGACATCGTTAAAGATTTGAAAAATAAATGGCGCAGAACAGACAAAGGTAAAGAGAAAGATACTTTGCAACGAGAGTATAGACAACGAGAAGATTATATTAATAGTATAAAAGTTTATTTAGAAAGTTCTGTTTGGCGTGACCTCTTTTGGGGTAAAGACCAAGAGAACACAGTTAGATATAGATGTACAACCCCCGCTTATGATGAAGAAGGTTTGAGAAAGATCACTCCGAATACTTCATACCATACTTACACAATTACAGATTAAATTTTCCACAAACATACACATGCGGGCACCTTAGAGGTAAGTTAGGCTCCAACCGAATGAGTAGGTGCGATTCCTACTGCCCGCTCCAATTTATAATGATATTACATAGGTGATATATGATACTTGTTGACCTCAATCAAGTGATGATAGGTAGTCTTATGGTACATCTCCATAGGGCTCAAGATGAAATAGATGAAAGGTTAGTACGACATATTGTACTGAATAATTTAAGATACTACCGTACAAAGTTTAAGGAAGAGTATGGTGAGTTGATATTATGTAATGATGACAAAGAATATTGGCGTCGTGAATACTTCCCTAATTATAAAGCAGGCCGAAAGAAAGACAGGGCATCATCACCGTATGATTGGGACAAGATATTTACTTGTCTCAATATGGTCCGTGATGAACTAAAGGACAACTTCCCCTATATTAGTATGAGAATACCACACGCAGAGGCAGATGATATTATTGCTGTGCTGTTGATGAATCGTGGTGAAGTTAAGAATATTATAGTGTCTTCAGATAAGGATTTTATACAGTTACACCACTTATCAGACCAATACAGTCCAGTAACAAAGGAGTTGGTTAATGGACATAATCCAAAAACATATTTAATAGAACATATACTCAAGGGTGACCGAAGTGATGGTGTACCTAATATACTATCATCTGATGATACCTTTGTAGAACATAAACGTCAGAAACCGATGAGAAGGACAATTATAGTGACTTTGATGGAAGCTATGAAAGAATATGAACCTGAGATACTTTATCAGATAGCACAGTGTAACAAAGACACTTGGATTCGTAACTGGCAAAGAAACTCAACACTGATAGACCTCACAAAAATCCCAGAAAATATTGTGATAAATATCCTTAAAGAGTATGATGAAAAGTTAGAGACTCCTAAGACGAGAGGTAATCTCTTGAACTATTTTATTGAAAATAAATTAACCAATTTGATTGATGACATACAGGAATTTTAATTATGGTATATGAAACTTACACCCCTATGTATTCTGAGATTTTTCAGAAGGTACATGGAGCAAAAAATAAAGAATCTAAAATAAAGGTGCTTCAAAAGTATCGCACCCAACAACTTGAGATGTTTTTGAACGCAGCTTTAAATCCTAATATAGAATGGTTGCTTCCGGCGGGTAAAGTTCCTTTTAAAGCTAATGATTCGCCTGATGGAGAAGGTGAGGGTATGAGATTAAGTGCTCAAGTTCGTACCTTGCATAATTATGTGAAAATGAATAGGGAACATGTTAATATGGAACCAATTATTGGTAATCCTGCTATTAATAGAACCCGAAGGGAAATGATGTTTATTCAGATGTTGGAAGGATTGCATGTGGAGGAAGCTAAAGTGGTTATGTTAGCTAAAGACAAAGAATTGAACCGAGAGTATAAAGGTTTGAATGCTTCTACCGTTACCGAAGCGTATGGTTGGGATGAGCATTTTCAACCCGGCTAGACTGGAGAAACCTCAAACAAAAAAAACGCCAAAATTAAGTCGGGAGGGTTTTCACTATCCAACTTTTTTATAATATGATGATATTCATCTATAAGTGTATAAGAAAATACTTATATAGTGGAGTATCGCTGGATAGGGTTGAAAACCCCCGTTTATAGGGGTATAGAAAATACTTGTGATAGGGGGGTTGACACAGACCCCCAAATGTGGGATAATGGATGGACTGAAAATAATATTCTAGGAGAATATACTTGCAACTAACCGATCCAACACCTACTTATAAAATGCCTAATATTGTTAAATACGTTATTCGTAATAAAGAGGGTGATATTTACCACGAAACGAAAGATGGTTCAAATACCTCTTATGAGGAGGCTCTGGAAGTTATGTCAAAAATTAATGAACAGACTCCTGTCATTAGTTGGAAAGATATGCCCCGACTCTCTAAAATTTACATCCACTACATTTTTGAGACTGAAGATGCAATTGTACATTGAGGGATATCGTAAACAGAACAAAGAATTGTTTTATGCGTTAGGTAATGCTGCAGAGTTTTATGGAGAGAAGTTGTTAGGCAAACGAATGTCTAAAAATATAACTCTAGAGATTAAATTAACAAGGGAGTTAAAGAAGAAAGAACAGGCTTATGGGTATTGTCATGTTATTGATGATAATCTTAATCGTCCACGTGAATTTGCTATTGAACTCGATTCCTCTATGAAGCATACTTTCGATCAGATTCTTATATGGTTGGCACATGAGATGGTACACCTCAAACAATTTGTGAGGGGTGAATTGTGTGATTATGCAACTGGGTCAGTTCAATGGAAATCTAAAAGATATTCTAGAAATATTAAGTATGCTGATATGCCATGGGAGAACGAAGCCTATCGTTTAGAAAGTAAACTATTTGAGGAACTTAGAAATGAATATTAATTTTACTAGTGCCCTGAGATTGAAGTTAGAGGGTGACATTGCTATGGCACGAGCCAATATCGATGTGTTCATGGCCAGTGCTGTTGGTGTTGGTGAACACGGGGATGTTATGTCGACCATAGAGGAACAGTTTGCTGTAATAGCAACTGCCCGTGACAAATTAGTTGAAGTCAGAAACTATATCGATGCCCATACTGATACAGATGAGATGTCTAAGGCACACGCAAAAGAATCAGTTTGAGTGAGTAAATGTCGGATTTCAAAATTGTATCTGTGGTCGAAAGAAAGGGCAAATTTCATGTTCTTTTAATCGTTGGTAAAGGACGACCAAAATTAGTCTTTACGGGTAATAAAGAACAAGCAACTAATATAGCCAAACAATTGGCAAAACAATATAAATGTCTTGTGCATTATACTACAGATACTAAAGTTTTTGATACGGTAAAACCAGAGGATGAACCACCTTTAGTGGAGGGGTGATATATAATGTTAAATATAGGGGAAAGGGTGGAAGATATAACGGCTAAGGCTTTAGATATCGACCGTAATTTAGTAAAACAATCATCAAATTTTAGTTTAGATTTGGGCGCAGATTCTTTAGATGTAATAGAATTGGTAATGTGTTTAGAAGAAACTTTTGACATTGATATACCAGATACAGATTCGGATACAATTTTTACAGTAGAAGAAGCTACAGCGTATATTGAACGACAGGTGACAGGCTATAATGAATAAAGATGAAAAGTTTTATAGTTATCTCTGTGAATACAGGAAAGAATTTCCTGTTGATGAATATGGAAGATTAGGAGGTTTGTATAGTCAAGTGGATCTTCCAATTTCTGGTGAAAAGGTATTGCAGCGACTAGGAGTTGTATTTGCGAAAAATGAAGGAGAACGAATGTATCATGTTCGGGATAAAGAACACCCTGCGTGGAGTTTTTGGGTTCCCTATGGCGATGTTGATATTAATTTAGTTATTAAACCGGAACTTCGATAATGACTGAAGGCATTTGGTCAAACTATAATGTAAAGAAGATTGCTGAAGGTTTTGAGAAGAAACGGCCTCGCTTAGAGTGGTTTGCTGACCTTCATCATTACCAAACAGCTCTTAAATCTTGGTCACATCTATGTGCTACCCACTTGGTCAATATGGAACTTGAAGAGCGCCAGATGATTATTTTTATGTATCATATGGCATATGAAAAATATGGCGATGTCCAGACTTTCGACCCTCACGACAAACTTGACCCGACTAGTGATTTTTTACCAGAAAATAGAAAGAATGTTTTTGATGACGGAAAGGACCCAAAATAATGGCTACAGATTTAGCGATGAGTATTGTTATAGCTACAATGACTGTTATGGGTTTGCCCACTGATGATAGGGATTATTTGGCAGAGATATATTGTGGTGCCGAGAATATCTATCACGAATCCCGTGGTCAACCGGACTTGGGTATGATTGCTGTGGCACAAGTGGTTCGTAATAGAGTAAAAGATCCACGATATCCGAATACAGTATGTGACGTAGTATATCAAGATAATCAGTTTAGTTGGGTTAATGATGGAATATCTAATTATCCCAAATTAAATAATACAATAGATAGAGAAAGTTTTATAAAATCTGCATGGGTACATATTATTGCTAGTGACCATGAAGATATAACAAATGGTGCTACACACTATCACAACACAAACATCACACCCTCTTGGTCTTGGGCGATGACTGTAACAGCAATTATTAAAGACCATATTTTTTATACAGATAAATAGGAAACGTAATGAAAAATAAAATTTTAAGTGCAGTAATCATGTTGACTTTGGCTACAAGTGTTAGTGCTTGTCAATCAACCGGAGTGACTCCGCAACAACAGGCCCAAGTCGGTGGTGCTTTATTGGGTGGTCTTTTAGGTTATGGACTTGGTAAAGGTCATTCTAATAAGGGTGCCTCCATTCTTGGCGGACTTGCCTTAGGCGCTATTGCAGGAGATTTTATTGGACAAAAATTGAGTGCGACTTCACAACAGGCACACACCAAAACAGTTGCCCATACTTTAGAGTATAGTCCAACCGGTACAGCAAATAGTTGGAATAATCCTGATGCTTACCAATCGGAACAGGGACGAGTACAGGTGACTAAATCTTACCAACAGCCTCGCCAAATGGGTCAATATGAAGGACGATATTGTCGTGAGTTTATCCAAGAAATTCGTGTGGGCAATCAAGTACAACAGGGTTATGGGACCGCATGTCGGCAACCAGATGGCTCATGGGAGATGTTAAAATAAAATGCCAATATATAGAATGATTAATCCCGACACCTCAGAGGTAGAGTCGCATATGGTTACTATCGCCGATATGCAGGCTCTGAAAACACAAGGTTTTATACCTGTGTTTGAGTCGGGAGTTGGTGGTATTATTTCAGGTAGAGACCATGCCGGCATGGGCGGCGGACATGGTACATCTGAAGGTTGGAAAGATGTGTTAAGAAATATTAAACATAATGTTGCTGGCTCAGATATTGATATTTAAGATATTATTAAAAATAAATACCTCCTATACACTATAGGAGGATTATTTTGTCAAGTAAAAAGAAAATGTATATTACCGCTCAAAATTTAGTACCTATTTCACCAATAGGTCCTGCACAAGAAAAGGCTTTTAAATCATTAGAAGCAAATAAAAATCTGTTTTTAACAGGTTCAGCAGGCACTGGTAAAACTTTTATTTTATTATATTGGGCACTAAAAGAAGTATTGGATAAGGCGTCTCCTTATGAAAAAGTTATTATAGTAAGGTCCCTTTTACCGTCTAGAGATATTGGTTTTCTGCCAGGTACTTTAGAAGAAAAATCCAATCTATATCAAGATCCTTATAGGATTCTTGTAAGGTATCTTTTTGAGATGCCATCCGAACAAGCATTCACCGACCTTTATGATAAACTACACGCCCAAGGGTCTTTAGAATTTTATTCAACATCTTTTCTACGAGGTCAGACATTTGACCGCAGTATCATTGTTGTAGATGAATCAGAAAATTTATTATTCCAAGAATTAGACACTATTATGACCCGTGTAGGTCAAGATAGTAAAATACATTTTTCAGGAGATCCCACACAAACGGATTTAAGAAAACATAATGGTGACCGAGATGGTTATCATAATTTCCAAGTTATTCTAGATACAATGAATGAGTTTGAAGTAGTAGAGTTTGATATCGGTGATATCATACGAAGTGGTTTAGTTAGATCCTATTTGATCGCTAAACATAATGTTGGTTTACAAGACCAAAGTTGAAAAGGAGTAGTATATAATGAGTAGTGTTGAATTCCCTGAGCTTGTTGTCCATAATATTCGTGGTATGCGTTTTTATGAAGCACCAGATGGCAATAAATATCCATCAATTACCACTGTTTTAAGTAAACAACCTGGCAAACAGAAAGGTTTGCAAGCATGGCGTGAGCGTATTGGTGAAGAACAGGCTCGTCTTGTGTCTGGTAAGGCTGCTCGTCGTGGCACTGCTTTTCATAACATATGTGAAGATTATTTGAATGGGGTAGAAGATATAACACACCATAAAGATAAGAATTTTCTTGCATATTGTATGTTTGGTGAAATGAAATCACACCTTGATGAGAAAATAGATAAGGTAGTACTTCAGGAACAGACTATGTACTCACCAAAATACCAAGTTGCAGGCCGTTGTGACTTTATAGGTGTATACAATAATACTCTGGCAGTGGTAGATTTTAAAACTACTACAACACCAAAGAAGGAAGAATGGATAGAGGATCACTTTATACAGTGTACGGCTTATGCATCAATGTTTGAAGAGCATACTGGTGAAGCGATTGAAAATATTGTTATTATGATGGTTGCTGAAGATGGTCAAGTGCAAATATTTGAAAAGAAAACTTCTGATTATTTTAGCAAATTAGCAATGACAATGGATAATTTTTATAACAATTTAGATGTAGATGCTTTAGTAGCATAAAAGATTGACTTGCTGTAATTTTTATGATATACTTAAACTAGTAAAGGAGATAAAGTAATATGAAAAAGTTAGTACCACTAGCTGCCTTATTGGTAGCAACCTCGGTAAGTGCCGGGGATTTTGACACAGTTGATGTTAAGCTGTCTGCAACTTCTAACGATTGGACCATTGAACATGTTGTTGATGGAACCGACGTTAAAGTTAAGAGAGCTTTCTCACTGTTGGGAAGTGAAACTTCATCTGGTATTCCTATGTCAGTAGCTTGGGCTGCTACAGATGGAACCAGTACCGTTTCAGCATCTGCGGGTATCGAAGTGTTGGGCCTTGGACTCACCGAGACTGTTAGTTGGTCGGAAGGCGGAGTTTGGTCTACTGATGTTGAAGCTGCATATTCTATGTTTGGTGTTGATATGACTGTTACACCGTCATTCGACCTAGGCGAAATGGAGTACGCTGGTACGTCGATTGGTGCCAGTTATGACGTTGCTATTGGCGACCGATTAACCATTACACCATCAGTTACCGCACCGTGGGACGAAGATGGCAACCGTTCTGACATCAGCACGATGTTGAAAGTTAACGTCACGTTCTAAGATAAATATGAATGTGGAATCTGATGACACTGAACCAGTATCCGGACAAGACGGGGGTGCGAATCCCCCCACCTCCACCATTAACTGGTCTGAGCGTAGAGTTAGATGGGGCCTGGGCGGATATTCCGTCCATGGCGTATCCACTTACTCAAACTCTGTACAGATTTTTAAACCCAATCCCGAATACGGGGGTGACTAGGTATCGATTGACGATGAGAAGATTCAGCCGAGGAAAACCACAACCACAGAAGCCAATGATGACTTCTATTATGAGGACTTTGCGCTAGCAGCGTAACACCTCACGGGGTTTTGGGACCTGTACCTTGTTATTAAAACAGGTCCCACTTAATTTTTATGAAAGCAAGAATAGTGGTCCCTGCTTTGACCACCACACCCCCATATCACCGAAACAGGGATAGGTGATATACCTCTTATTTGAGTTTGTAGTATGACGAAAATTAAAATTGATTCTTTTTATTTGAGAGAACCTTTTATCGAACTTCATCAGCAGAAGGAACATTTATTAGATTTGATAAATCAAGCTGAGTGTGAAAGTGATGAACCTCTAGAAGAGATGTTTGAAACATTGGTATTGAAACATTTGACATACCTTGATGATAGAATGCCACACACAGCAAAGATTTCACCTATCAATAGATTGGATTGGTCTAATTCAACAGATTATAAAAATAGACCTTGGGTAGATTTTGTTTTTAAATTAATGACTCATAAACTTAATAGTATGATGCATGAGCAGTTAGGTTTAAGTGATGTTAAATTTAAAAGTCTATGGTTTCAACAATATATAGAAAATGATTTTCACCAATGGCATATACATGATTGTAATTTTACTGGTGTTTATTATGTTGAATTAGCTGATGGAGAAAACAATGTAACAGAATTGTTGACCGGCGATGGAAAAATTGCACCAGAAGTAGATGAAGGAGATATTTGTATATTTCCTGCTCATATTATACATAGATGTCCACCTATTCAATCAACTAATCGAAAGACTATTATATCTTATAATTTTGATATACAACAAATAACAGAACCAAAATTTCAATATGCAGAAAGCCTATGACTAAAAAAATAACACCCAAGAAATTTTCTCTATTAATCGAACAGTTAGTTTTAACTAAACGATTAACACATTTTGAAGCTGTGATGCATTATTGTGAAGAAAATAATCTTGAAGCCTATACTATCATAAAATGGATAGATAAAGGAATGAGAGAGAAAATCCAATCAAATGCGGAAGACCTTAACTATTTACCTAAGTCGAGTTCGTTGTTTTGAGTTTAATGAATGCTTACGAAACGTATCAACAGTACCTTGGATTAAAATTATATTTTGAGGGTAATTTTGATTACTTTAAATATAATGGTAAGACAAGTGCTTCTGTAAAATCATTTGATAAACGAAAAGATAAATTTAAATTTATCAAATTATCTACCAAACTTAGTGATGACCAAATTATAGAATATTTTGTTTCCAATCTCATCAGCGGTAAGAAATATATTGGTGATTTTGATATCAAAACTTGGCAGGCACATAAGAAAATAGTACAAAGTGTTGAATATAATTTTTCAAACGATATCGAAAAACTCTTGACAAATGTAGAAAGTTTTGATATACTATTCCTATGTGATAAAGGAAATCATCCAAAATTAATAAAGGCTTACTTGGGTAAAAAGATAAGATTAGAAACTTTAGTAATTTTAGAAAAGTTATTACACTACAAAAAGACATTTGATAAAAAAATTACTGAACCTTTTATCTGGCCAGAAGTTGGTCAATTAATAACTAGATACGAACCGTTTTTAAAAGTAGATTTACATAAATGCCAACAAATGGCAATAACTAAAGTGAAGGAGTTGTTATGAGCGATACTGATAACGTACAAAAAGAGTCGTATATTGATGAAGCAAAAAGACGAATTGCTCATCTATCATATAAGTTAGAACAAGCAGAGGATAAAATCCGTAAGCTTGAGTATGATAATGCTGAACTTCAGCAGTGGACTAATGAGGTTTGTTTACCTAAACTTCAAGAGTTATCAAATGAGTTGTCTATGAGGTATAACCAAAAGAAGTATCGAAGTCGTAATTGGAAGGGTGAACTTGAACGTACAAGAGAAGAAGGATCGGAAATACATTGACCTATTGTTTAAGGTTGCTCAAGATGTGTTGCCAGTAGGCAATGCTCGAATGGCTTCTGCATTAGTTATAAACAATAGTGTGGTGGGATTAGGAAAGAATTCTTACAAGACACATCCTTTACAAGCCAAGTATGGTAAAACAGAACACAGTATTCATATACATGCTGAAATAGATGCTATTAAGAATAGTCTAAAACGTGTTGGTGTTGATGACTTGTCTAAAGCTACTTTATATATTAGTAGAGTTAAAAAAAGAAATAATAATGGAAACTGGATATTTGGACTTTCTGCTCCATGTTCTGGATGTATGGGCGCTATTTACGACTTTGGGATTAGCAGGATTGTTTATTCATTGGATGTGGATGGATTTGAGGAAGTAAGTCTTGTATAAATCAGGTCAACAAATTATTCTGTTTAATGGTAAAGAACATAGAGCGGTAAAGGTAATACAATATGATAGTAAGCAAGGTTGGCTTGCTGAAAACGCAGATGGTGAATGGCATTGGTATCATATGGATAATACTTTTTGGCCCGACCATGAACATTGGAAATTTGTTAAGAAGGCAGGTGATTAAATGAAAGCTGGAAAAGTGTGGGGTAGTACTGAATTGTTATTAAAAACTCCTTTTGTAGAATTACATAGAATTTTTGTAAAGGCGTATGGATTTTGTTCTACTCACAGTCATAAACATAAATGGAATTTGTTTTATGTTATTTCTGGAGAGTTGGATATTCATGTTTATAAGAATGATTATAATTTAGTAGATACTACCCATTTGATTGAGGGAGAATGGACTACAGTTAAACCTAATGAATTCCATTCTTTTAAAGCGCTTACTGATGTGGAGGGATTGGAGTTATATTATCCAGAACCATTGTCAGAAGATATTATCAGAAAAAGTGTTGGGGGATTGGAAAATTTTGTAGAGAAGAAGCTCATCACAGAGTTAGACAATTGATAAAGAGGGATTTGAATAATGGAAATTGAGTTGATAGATTTTATGGGCAGTGATTTATCGGTAGTCAATGCCGCAAGAGTATCCTTTGGTAAGAAACACGATGAGCTCACGGAAGGTGATAAGAAACTTATCAAGTATCTTGCGAAACATGGTCATTGGA